GTGAAATATGAAAGGTAATCCAGAAATAAGGAATTGGTATAATGGTAACATAATCGTACCCGCAGGTAAATATGCCTCATTAAAAGAGGCTGTGGAAAAAGAATATAAAAACCTTTCTGGGGCTGACCTTTCTCGGGCTAACCTTTCTCGGGCTAACCTTTCTCGGGCTGACCTTTCTGGGGCTAACCTTTCTGGGGCTAACCTTTTTGGGGCTAACCTTTCTCGGGCTAACCTTTCTGGGGCTGAACTTTCTCGGGCTAACCTTTCTCGGGCTAACCTTTCTGGGGCTAACTTTTCTCGGGCTGAACTTTCTGGGGCTAACCTTTCTCGGGCTAACCTTAAAAAAATTCCTAATCTCAACACTCCTACAATCAATGAATATATCAAGGAATTTAATATCCAAAAAAAGGGTGAATATATTTATGTTTTCAAGGGAGTAACAGATAATCTGGAAAGCCCTCAATCAACTGTAAAAATAAAATATGATAAGGGAGTTAAGGAAGTAGAATTTGCCGATTGCGATGTCTGGCAAGATTGTTCTTATGGTATTTCTTTAAGCCCTACAGAAGCAGGGGCAAAAGAATTTGGAAAAAAAGTTTTAAAGGTCAAGGTGCATATTGGGGATATTTGTTGTATTCCCGTATATGGATATGAGAAGAAATTTCGGGTAAAAAAGTGTGAGGTATTAAAATGACCCAGAAAACCATCCAGGATATATTAGAAGATTTAGCAAATAAATTACTCATTGACCCTTTAGAAATGAGAATGAAAGACATCTCCCAAGCCACCCAAGACATTAAGAATATCATCTTTGAAGAATGTGAAAAGGTATCACAGGAATACCAAAGAAGGATGAGGGAAGATTACATATTAAAGACGGCTTTATTGGAGAAAATGCCGAAGGATAGTATACCACCCATAGGAAGTTTAGAAGATAAATATGGATATTTAGCTGGACAGAGAAAGGGCTTCAACCAAGCCATCTCAGATATGGAGAAAGTTATAGGGAAGTTGTGAAAGGAGATATGATGAGAGAAATTAAGTTTAGGGCGTGGGACAAAAAAGGCAAATATATGTTTGAAACTATGGTTATTTTTAATCCAGACCATAATCCACAAATGGGTGTTTGCCAAATTGTTTCAAATGGAGTTCCCGAAGTAAGATTTGTTAATATAAATGATTTTGAGCTTATGCAATTCACAGGTCTCAAAGATAAAAATGGTAAGGAGATTTATGAGGGAGATATTATAGATTTGAATTTTGAAACGGTTCATTTAAGAGGTAAGGTTATTCAAGAAGAAAGCGGAGATTGGCTTCTATATCAAGATGAACAAAACTTTGTTGGTGTTCATCATAATAAAAATAGAATAGAAATCATCGGCAATATTTATGAAAATCCAGAGTTACCAAACAAGTGAAGGGAGGCGTAAGATGATGACTCAAAAAGAATTTAGCAACAAAGTAAAGGAAATTCTTGATGATTATAATACACCGATAGGAGCAACAGAGGGAGATATGATTAAATATAAAACACATAGGATAATGGAGTTAAGTCAAGAGCCCATAATTGAAGATAAGTGAATCAATAAGAAAGGTGGTGAGGGGATGACAGAACAAGAGTTTAAGCTATCTATTTTTTTAGAAACTTTACCAATAAAGTGTAAATATTATATGGGAGATGAAGAAATTTGTGAAAAATTTGGATTATTAGCTAATGGTGCTTCTTTTCCAACTTGTAATTGTGAAGGAAAAATAAACGAATGTGATTTATATTCTTGGGCGAAAGTAGAAAAACTAATTTAACCCACCAAGAGGAGCGAAAAGATGAAATCAATATCCGACCAAAGAATAGAGCGTAAACTTGCTAAGCGTAAGCGTAAATTAAAGCAAATTAGCAATATTGCTAAGAAAGGTGGGGAGAGGATGAAAAAATATTGCCCATCTTGTTTATGTCCAATTGATAATAAAAAGGAAATCTGTCCTTTTTGTGGTAAATCTTATCCGCCAAAGAAGGAAGAATTATATATTTGTCCTAATTGTGGGCAAAGAAAAGCAAAAAGATTTGAGGAAGATAAGGTTAAATGTGAGGAATGTAGTTGGATTACAGATTTGTATGAGGCATTAAAGAAAGAACAACCCAAGCAAGAGATTGAGAAGTTAAATCTGTCTATAGCTGCAGGGTTAAAAGAAGAAGATGCTGTAGTCTTAAAAATTAGTGAGTACAGGAAAATAATAGACAAAATAAATGAAATTATCAGCAAGATGAAGGAGGGGAGATGATGATTTGGTATATTATAATTATTTTATCTTTTAGTTGTCAACACGATAATTTGGGTATTGTAGCATATCCCCCTGATCCTTACAGATGTACTAGCCCCTCTCAGAAAGTTTTATTTGCTAAAAATCTTGATGAAGTGTTAAAGATTACTGTTGATAATTTAGATGAGGAAGTCAAGATTTATAAATGCGATGAAAAAGAATGTAAGCAGATTGAATATACGGTAAGACGAGAAGTAGATTTGAAGGAGGGGGGATGAAAACGGTAATAGGTTGGATTAGGGCAGATACGAAAATACTCTTAAAACCCCCTAAAAATAAAGATAAATATATTAAGTTATTGATTGAATTAAAGCCCTTTAAAAATGCCCGAAGATAAACCGCATTGGGAACGGTTAAAAGGATTATTAAAGACTTATGAGAATGGGGAAGTAGTCCTCAAATTCCAGGATGGGCTTCCAATTCTTATTGTAGAAATTCGGGGAGAAAAGAATAACATAGATTTAACCAAAGAACTGACTTAATAGGCTTTTAAGCTGAATTTTAAGCTGAATTAAGAGGTTTTAGGCATAAAGAAAGGAATAATATGTCTGAAGCCTCTTTTTGTTTGAAATGCAATAAAAAGGCGGAATGTAAGCAGATATGTAAAGAACTCAATAGTTACCTTAATAAGTGTCAAGCTGATTTAGGATACTCTGACAGGCACTATAAAAGGAAAATAAGAATATATCCTCCCCAATTACTTGAAAAGATAGCCTCCCAAAGAGCCTTTGAGCTTAAATATGGCAAGAAATGGGTAGAAAGGCAACAAAGGAAGTGGAAGGATTAAACCTATAAAAGGAGAGAAGGATGGAAAATAAAGAAACGGGCGAACAAGTAGAAGATAATGATTTTGAGAGATTAAAGAAAGAAGGATATTTCAAACAGTTAGGTCAACCAATATCCCTATGTCAACATTGTTATTGTCAGACTTGTTTTATAGGAAACAAAGAACATTTAGTTTGTTGTATGTGTGGGCATAGAATGTTAAAAAATCCTATAACTTATTAACTAAAGGATTAACTCTCTTTTTCATTCAATTTAGCCCTATTATAGGCCTGATCTAACCCTTCTAAGATAAAATCAATCTGTTTTATGCCCTTAGACTTCAAATACTCCACCTTTTGCATTTCTTCTTCATTCAATTCATAGCTATAACGATAGTTAGCTTGTTTTGGCATTTAGACTCCTTTCATTTTGCTTTTATCACTTTTGTAATATCTCTTATTTTTCTTTGTATACTATCCTCTAATTCTAATAAATAGTTTAGTCTTTTCGTTTCTTTTGGGGAATAACCTAAAAATATGTTGTTTGGTTTTGTACTAAAAATTTCATTATCAAGCATTTCTAAATATTTATAAATATAACATCTGTCATCATCATAAAACGCTTTTTCTAATTTATTAGGTAATTCCATTTTTTTCCCTTCATTTATACTCCTTTTAATTCTACTCTGCTTTGTGCCGGCCTTGTAACCGTTTAAATTGCCCAAAAAGGTAATTTAAGGAGCATTATAGGACAAGTTAAGGGTGGATTGCGTTTGTGCGTTGTGAGGCGTCTGGTTAAAGGTCAATTTTCTTATTTTGATACATAGTTTTTAAATCTGATTCTGAATACTTTTCTTGATTATTAAGCAAGGTTCTATACATAAAACCCAATTCGCAAATAATACTTGCTTCTCTATGTATATCCTCTTGCTTAAATTCTACTTCCTTTTTTAAATCCTTAATCTGCATATTACTCCTGGAGAGTTTGTCTTTTAATTCATATTTTTCGAGTGCTAATTGTTCAACACATTTAATACATTCAGATTTATTACATTTGCAATATATACAAGGATTTCTCATTTTATCTTTCCCTTTCTGCAATCCTTACAGCCGCCTCTTACGAGTTTTTAAACCCCGCTTATTCTTGGGTTGCTGTACCTTAACCTGTCAAAGAGCTTGTATCCTCTATCTAATACGAGTATAGCATAGAATATGTAATTGTCAAGTATTATTTTATTTATTTTTCCCTAAAGAATGAATGAGGAAGCCGGATAAGCAAGATAAAAATATTTTATTTTCGGCGGAAAAGAGTATAAATAGTTACTTACAACATAACCTTTAACACCTAAAATGTCATAACATTAGACGACACTAATAAATAAATAATTTTCGGGGGAAGAAGAATAAACAATGCCTAAACAAATAGACCCACTAAGAAAACTTAAGTATAAACAATCAAGACTAAACAATAATAGCATAGCTCAATCATTAAGAAATGCTGGATATACTAACGCAACAGCAAGTCAATCAAGCTCAAATAGTATAGTAAAACATTGTGAGCCGGAATTGCAAGCTATGGTAAAGGCTTCAGATATAACAATAGAATGGGTTATAAATCAGCTTACCAATGAATTGACAGCCAAAGATTGTAAGGCCTCAGATCGCATAAGAGTCAAGGAATTACTGGGTAAATACCTTAGAATGTTTGAAAGTACTCAGAATGTTCAACTTACAGTGTTTCAACCTTACATTACAGAGCTAGATAAGCGTATTACACAAGTAACACAACCTAAAGAGGTTACACATACAGAGCCTGTTAATAACTTATTAGACAATGTAAGTGATGTAAACACACATGGCACTAAGGGTTAGCAACTACCCTATAATAGTCATTATGTTAACTATGTATGATATAACACTATGATATATAATAAGATAGTGTATGATTTAAGTGTTATGATTAAAAGGGTTAAGCATGCTTATCCTTGTAAGGGGAGGGGACACCCCCACCCCTCCCTTCATAGTAGTATTGACCCACTCGGAGTCCTAACACCAATTTTTGAAATGGAGGTATATGAGATTAAATGTTTATAACTTCTTATGTTTTAATGCGGAGTGTCTATTGAGAACAAGAGAACAGAACAGGGAGTATATCCAAAGGTATCGTTATAAGAAGAAACTTTCCAAAACAAGGCATAAGGAAGATTTATGTTATTATTGTGGAGGTAAAGTAGAGACCTTACATCACATAAACGAAAATCAATCTGATAACCATTCTAAGAATTTGCTTCCCTTGTGCCAGAAGTGTCATTTAGAAATTCCTCATCAATGTGATAAGAACGGGTTTTATGATAATACCCCCTTAAATATGCCTTTAAATGCCCGTAGGAAGCCCGTAGAGCCTGTAACACTTGAAAAAACGACCAGTAACTTGTTAAAGAACTGTAACACAGGTAGGTTTTATAATGTAACTCTATTAAAACCAAATAGTAACATAAAAATTCATATCTCTGAAGGCAGTAGGAGGTTAGTAGAAATGTTTATGAACCTTGGGTTTACTGTAACCCTCTAATGGACACTGAAAAATACTTTAACTTTCTTAAGGGGAGCTTTATAGAGTTTTCAAGGTTCTTTCTTAGCCACTATCTTACTTCTGACATTCCGCCTTTTCACATAGAAATCTATGATTTAGTCCCCAAGGTCAACAGACTTGTGATTGCTTCACCCAGGGGACATGGTAAGAGTACTATATTAAGCGTATTTTATCCCCTTTGGTTGGCTTTGTTTGGCTTAAAGAAGGATATTTGTATCATTTCCGCCTCAGAGACCTTAGCTACTGAGTGGTTACGCAAAATAAAGCACGAATTAGACAATAATGCTAAGTTAAGGGCTTTCTTTGGGGATTTGAAGTCTGACAAGTGGACAGAGACCCATATCGTCCTTAATAACCCTTGGCGGGTGAACATACGTGCAAGGGGAGCTGGGGGACAGATCAGGGGTTTCAGACCTGACTGTATAGTCTGTGATGACATAGAGACTGACGAAAGTGTCCAATCCGAGGAACAAAGGAAGAAACTGAAGGAATGGCTCTTTAAGGCTTGTTTGAATACTTTACTGCCGGAGGGTCAATTTGTGCTAATCGGCACTATCATACATCCCCTTTCCGTATTAGCTGACCTTCTGGCGATTGATAATGGTTGGGAGAAAAAGAAGTATCAGGCTTACAAGGACGGGATTCAGGAAGCAGGTAATGAACTCTGGAAGGAGTTGTGGTCTCACGATAAGTTACAGGCACGCAAGAAGGAAATAGGCTCTTGGGCTTTTGCAAGTGAGTACATGAACAACCCTGTTTCCAATGAGAGCATCCCAATCAAGGAATCTCATATACGTTACTGGAAAGAACTTCCTTCACAGTTAAGTCTTGTTATAGCGGTAGACCCCGCTTATTCGGATGATGAAAGTGCGGACTATAAGGTAGCGTCTTTGGTGGGTTTAGACCCGCAGATGAACAGGTACTTAGTCCACTACATCCGAACCCATATACCGATAGGGGAGTTTCAGGACGCAGTGATTAACTTATGGCAGTCTAACAGGACTACCTGTACGTCTTTGGGGATTCCTAATGCTGGGACTGAAAAGGGATTTTATGATTCATTTTTAAGGAAATGCGAAGAACGTAAAGTCTATCCCCCGATACAGGAACTTAAAAACGTCTTTACCAACACTGCAACCCAGGTAAGCGCAAGAAGTAAAAAAGCCCGTATCATTGCCGCCTTACAACCTTTGTTTGAGCAGGGGAAGTATTATATTTCTCCAGACCACATAGAGGCACGTGAGGAACTATTGACTATCGGTGAAAGTCGTTGGGATGACGTTGTGGATACTTTAGCTTATGCGGAGCAGATTTTACAGCCAGTCTTTATGGAGAATGAAGGAAAGAACGAATCAAGTCATATAGATAGAACCTTAATGAAATCAAGAAGCAATTATGGGATTGAATAGGAGTTAGTATGCCGAAGAAGAAAGAAATAAATAGAGAAGAAACCATTGTAAAAGACATTACAGATATGGCTGAGGACAGTGTTTCTTTGACCTCTAAATGGGAATCGAACCAGGTCAAGTGGCACAAGATGAGGAATCGGATTAAAAAAGAAAAGACTTTTCCTTTTGTCGGTTGCGCCAATATCCGTATGCCCACTATTGAAACCAAGTTAAGGAAACTCAAGTCAGCCCTTATAAACAATATTTTCGGCATAAGACCTGTAGTCCAGGCAATCCCTACTCCTTCAGGTAATTGGCAGACTGCCCTAAAGATAGAAAAGTTCATTGACCACCTTATTATGGATATTATCAAGATTAAGTCCAAAGCCATTATCACTGTTGACCAGACACTGGAAAAAGGTTTTTACGGGATGAAACCTTTTTGGAGGATTGAAATCATCACAAGGTCAGAGGAAATGAAGTTAGAGGATTTATCTGTTCAGGAAGCAATGTGGTTTTTTGATGTAAACAGGACACCTGAAGAATTGGAACAAGCCATTTCCAAGAAATTTGATGTTGATATGAATGATTTGGTGGCAAAAGAAAACAAAGCTGAACTGAAAAAAGTCCTTGAGGCAATAAGTTCGGGCAAACAAGATATTACCGTAGAGTTTCAGGATGTCTTATATAACTTCCCCGAAGTAGCTTTATGTGAACCCGAAAGGATTTATGTTCCCACTGATTCAGGTTACGACCCCCAAAGTTGTTCTTGGATTATACATGAGTTTTTCCTTCCCATAGGTACAGTCAAAGATAACGCCAAATACAAAGGTTGGTCTATTGGAGATATTACTGAGATAGAAAATACAAAGTCAAATGATACAGACGCTTTAGCCGGCAGGGACAAAGACATAGATACCGAGAAAGATTTGCGTGAAGGTATAAGTCAGTTAGAGAGAACAGGTAAGGTAATGATATGGGAATACTATGGTTGGTATGATATTAACAATGATGGTCAGAAAGAGAAATGTGTTATCACTTTAGCCCCAGATTTTGATAAGGTCTTACGTAAGATTTCACTTCCTTTTTATTCCGGTAAGTTTCCTTTCGTAAAATTCTTCTATGAACTTACAGATGACAGGTGGTTTTCTCATAGGGGACTTCCAGAGATTATGGAAGATATGGTCAAGGAAATTGATATGCAGAAATGCCAGAGGCTTGACCAACAGACCTTACGCAATGCAGTGATGTATGTCCATAGGGCAGGGATGATTAGTCCTAATACCATTCAGTTTATCTGGGGTCAATCATTGCCCGTACACGGTATGCAACCTCTTTCAGATATTATCGCCCCATTGAATAACAATAATTCTAATGTCGAGTTCAGTTATAAAGACGAACAAATGATGTTAGAGAGTAGGATTGAAGAACTTATCGGTCAACCGGACTTTACTTTGCAGTCAATGATTAACAGACGTCAACCTAGAACTCTCGGTGAAGTACAATTACAGCAACAGAGTATGCAGACAATATTTTCTTTAGATGCCGATATGATGAAATCTTCTTTTGAGGAATTATTCTCTTGGATATGGGAACTCTGGTGTCAATACGGAGATGATGAATATGAGTTTGCATACTTTGGAAAAGAAGGTTATGAACCGATTAAACTTACTAAGGAAGAAACGCAGGGAAAATATAAGATTACAGTTCGAGGAAATGACCAGAACACAAACCCCCAAGTCAGATTGCAGAAAGCCCAGATGATTATGATGGGTATGCAGAACAAGGTAGCAATAGAGATGGGGGTAATCACTCCGATGAACTTAGCCAATGCTTATAAGAGGTTCTATCAGGAACTTGACATACCTAATTGGGAAGAATTAGTCAATACTAAAATTCAACCTCCGCAACCACCGCCTCCGGGAGCAGATTTGAAGATAGGCACTAAAGACCTTACTGACGGAGAGATTGCGCAGGTATTAAATAACAGGGGTATCAGACCCGACATACAAGGCAGGGCTTTGAAATCAGGTGCAAAAGTCCAAGAGAAACAGGCAGAACAGGAAAGCCAGAAGATAGACGATTATTCTAAATTAATAAACGCCGCACAGAAAGGACGTGAAAGTGCCGAGACGCAAGAAAATACTTAGAGAACCTGACTATGAAGATGAGTTGATAAATAGGATTGGTGAATGTGATAGTGTGATAAGCCACCTACAAAATTGTCCTGCTTGGAATATAATCCACAGGGACCTGGAACAGCAACAGAAATATATAGACGAGAATTGGCACTTACTCGCCGAAGATGATAACTATATCCACAAGATACGGGAGTTGCGTTCCACTAAACTTGCTTATATGCACCTTTTGAACATAAAGCAGAAATACGAACTTGACCTAAAGACCGCACAGGATGAACTGAATAAGATACGAAACACGGGGACGAAGATAGTCAAAGATTATGATTTAGAAACGAACTTGGAGAAAGAATAATGCCTAAAGAATTAGAGAGGGAGTTAATAAAGCAAGCCAAGAAACACGGGATGTGGGGAAGGGGTAAATTAAGTAAACGTGGTGGACGTTATGTTTATGGGACAATGGCTAAATTAAAGAAAAAGGGTGTGATTAAATGAATGAAGTCATAGATTTGGCTAATGGAATATTCGGAGAAGCGGCAAGTGAGGACTATAACACTATGTTAATGGTGGGTAGTTCTGCAATCAACCGTCTTAAATCCAATAGACCACAAGAATTTGGTTCTAATCTTCAGGAAGTCTTGCAAAAAGGTTATTATGCAGTCTCTAATCCCAATGAACCTTATAAACAGGCATTGACACAACAATTCCCCGATAAAGACTCAGAAAATAAATACAAAGTAGCTTTACAGATAGCATCGGGTTTGATTAAGGGGACGATTAAACCTACAGAAGGACAGTTTTATTTTACTTCTAAAGAAATCAAGAAACTCAAGAAATCGTTTAAATTCGAGCAGGTAAAGTCTTATGGAAAAACAGGAAAGTATGAAGTGTTTGGTTACTAAACAAGGAGAGAATGTGGCAAAATCAAAAAAAGGATTTGTCAAAGGATTAAAAGGCGGTAAAGCAACTAAGGTAGTTAAAAAAGCAAAATAGATTTTAGAACCCTCTAAAACGTAATGAAGAACGTTATCTTCAAGAGGAGTTTCAAATGGAAGAAGAAAAAGCTGTAAATACTATGGAATCAGCTCCCGTAGAGACCGAAGTAAAACAAGAAGCGGATGTAACTTCGGAGCAACCGCAGGAAGAAACGACAACTGAAACGACAACCCAATCATCAACCCCGCCTGTAGTGGGTCAACCACAGGTAGATTTATATGATGAGAGGGGCGTTCCGTGGAAGAATGTCGCATTGGAAAACAAACGTAAAGTTGAGGAACTTGCTGAAAAGATACCTGATTTAATCCAGCAAGGTTTTCAACAATATGGTCAAGGACAGGCGAAGCAGGAGTGGAGTATTTCGCAGTTGGAGGCTTACGCCCTTGACAATCCTGAATACCGACCTTGGGTAGAGGAAGAAAAAGCAAAGGTAATCCGTGGTCAGTTAACGAAAGAACTGGATGAGAAATTACAGACAAACCAAAGAAGGCAAGAAGGTGAAGTTAAACGTCAAAATGCCTTACGGTATGTAATGGATAATTATTCGGATGCTTTTGTTAAAAACCAGCAGGGTCAAATAGTGGGTTGGAATAACAACCACCCACTTACACAACAGATAGGTCTTTTAATGCAAGATAAAAGGGCTATTGATGACCCAGATGGTCTTGCGATTGTGGCTGACGTTGCTTATGCAAGATATATGAGACAACAACAGGGAGTATCCAAGGCAAAGGAGAAAACCTTGAAACAGGAAGTCAAGAGTTTACAGAAAAAAACAATGATTGAGGGCGGAGGCAAACCGACACCACAAGCGATACCTCCTCATCGTGCTGCGATAGAAAAAGTTAAAAAAACAGGAAGTATAAAGGATGCTGCTGAAGCGGTAGGTCTGATTTTCGAAAGACACAGGGCTTCGCAGACACAAGAGTAGAAATATGGCTTTAGCATTTTCGGCAACTTATGATGATGGTGCAATGCGGGAAGATTTATTGGATAAAAAGATGTCCCTTTAGGAAAATGTTATGGGAAATAAATTCCAGAAAAATATTTGGCACAATAAAGATTGGATGATTGAGCAATATATAAATCAGAAGAAATCTATGCGAACTATTGGATTAGAAAACAATGTTGGAGAAACTTGTCTCCATAAATGGTTGCATAGATTAAATATTCCAATTCGTTCTCGTTCAGAATCAATGAGAGGAATAGAAAAAACTGATGAACATAGAGCAAAATTATCCCAATTAGCAAAGAGAAATATCGGAAAATTAAACCACAACTGGAAACACGGAAAATCTAAATTGCATAGAAGATTAAGATTTAAAAACTATTTTAGAACTCGGGAAATGGTTTTTAAACGAGACAACTACGAATGTCAGCAATGTGGTTTGGATATGAAATTAAATATGCACCACATAAAACCCGTGAAAGATTTTCCAGAATTAGTTGATGATTTGAATAATTTAATTACTCTTTGTAAAAGTTGCCATAGAAAACTACATTTTCCTATAGAAAATTTCGCTAATTCGGTGAAACCCCAACCATATAGAGTGGGTAACGCCGAGCTAAGTGGTGTTAACCCTGACAGATTTTTTGAAGGGTCGACATCTAAATGTGTAGAGACTATATACGAGACAGTTAGTAATAACTGATGACATAGTCCGACTCTTGCAGGAATGTAAGTCAGATTGGTTTTAGTAAATCTCACCCCAAAAGAAACACAGTTAATATCGGGATTGGGAATATCCTCAGCATCTCAAATCCGACACGAAACATTAGTAGATACACTTAGTGCTGTCAAGGTTAATGCACAGATTGAAGGTGCAGACGCAACGTATCACACACCTACTAACCCGTCGAGAGTTTACAACTATTGCCAGATATTTATGCAAGGTTATAAGGTAAGTAATACGGAAAGAGCCGTTGATACCGCAGGTTATAAGGACAGGTATCAATATGAAGTTACCAAGGCATTAGCTATGTTGAAGAATGACATGGAATATGCTGCGATGAGAGGCACTTTAGCGTCTGGTTCTGGAACTGGTGCAAGAAGTCTGCAAGGTGTGAAATATTCGTTGTCCCTTGTTACTAATTGCTCTGGTATATCTATGACAGAAGCATTCCTCAATGATTATTTCCAATGGGTATGGACTACTGCTGCAACTGAGGTAAACGCTGTGTATGGTGCTATGTATATCAAACGGAAAATAACCTCTTTTACTGCTGGTGGAACTAAGAATGTGGAAACAACTGATAAGAGATTAGTAAATTCCGTTGATATTTACGAAGCTGATGCGGCAAGTCTTGTAAAACTTTTCGCTCATAGGTACGTAACCGTATCTGGAGATTCAACAGGTAATAATCTCTATGATGTGGTTGGTATGGATGAGGATAAGTTCAAGATTGCGTATCTTCGTAAACCTACAACCAATGAATCAAGCAATGGTGGCGATTGGACAGGTGGAAATGTCGTCGCTGAGATGACACTTGAATGTCGTCATTACAATGCTGGGTTCTGGGCAAAGAACTGCTATTAGGCAGTCAAGGCTTTTCGGCTTGAGCCATAATCAAGCCGAACTAAATTATGTTTGTAAAAACTACAAATAAGTGGACATTGGCAAAAGCGTTCATAAATATTTGGTTAAAAGACCAGACCTGGTATTGCAACAACTGTGATATGAATTATTTTCCAGACCATTTCCCTTGTTGTGAGAAACCGCAGGTAGGAAGAAATATAGACCATATGAAGGGTATGATAAAAGAAAACAAGATGTTACGTGATACTCGCAAAAATGTTTTTGCTTCTACCGATAAAAAAGATTTGCGTTTGGGGGTAAGTTTACCGCCACGTCTTTATCATGCTTTGACTAAATATTTCAGTTCTTTGAAAGAGGAAAAACTATTTAAGGATAATAAGGAACTTCACGAGTTCATGAGAGAGTTTCCGATGTTCACAATCCCAGAGAAAATATGAAGATAAGTTTAGCAATAATCTGTAAGGATGAAACCGAACAACTTAAAAGGATTATCAAAGACTACTCTGGATATTTTGATGAGATTTGCATTGCTATTGATATTCAGGAAACTCTGGATGAAATCGCCAAACTTAATGACCCGAAAGTAAAGTTATTCAAATATGAATGGGTTAACAATTTTGCCGATAAACACAACTTCCTTACTTCCAAGATTTCCAACGAATATTATTTCCGTCTCGATTGTGATGATGCCATTATCCACCCGGAGAATATTGACGCACTTGCGGAATACGCAAAAGCAGAAAGTGTCTCCATAGTATATTGTTATTATTATTATTCCAAAGACGAATGGGGAAATTGTAATGCCGCCCATTATAGGGAAGGGCTGATAAGGAAAGACGATAACCTCTATTGGAACAAGGAGATACACGAGAATATCCTTCCCAAAGACACCACTAATTTCAAGATTTTTTTAGATGATAAACATTCGGTAGTCTATGACCACCTTATAGACGCAAGCCACGTGGATAGGGCGGTAGAACGTAACATCCAATATCTCATAAGGGAATATAACAAGGACAAGGAAAAGACCGACCCTAGGACAATAGGTTATCTGGGCAGGATGTTTGCTTCGGTTAAAGATTACGACAAGGCTATATTCTTTCTTCAGAAACATATTGAATTATCCGGCTGGGATGAAGATAGATATTTCTCTTGGACTATACTTTCGGATACTTACAGGGAAAGGAAAGAATACGATACTGCTATTGCCTGTGCATTTGAGGCTTTGCAGGAAAGAACAGATTACCCTGACGCATACCTACGGTTGATGGATGTTTACTTTGACCAAGAGAAATGGTCTAAGGCGATAGAGTGGGGGACAACGGGTTTAATCAAGGAAGTACCAAGGACTTTTATGCTCCTTGACCCATCCTCTTATGGGTGGAGACCTACATTAAAGTTGGCTTTTGCCTATTTCAAGACAGACAATTTCAAGAAGGCGTGGGAATTGATGAGGATTGTCCAGAGACAAGTCCCAACATTTGATTTTGTCTTGGAGAACGCCACTTTTTTCCAACAGGCTGCGGAACACCAGGAATATATCGAGAAATTCATCTGGATGGTTAAGTATCTTGAAAATAAACAAGCCAAAGACAAGGTGAGAAAGATACTTGATGTCGTTCCAAACGATATTAATGAACACGAAATTATAATTAAATTAAGACATAAGTATTTTCCTCCAAGGACTTGGGGTGATAAAGAAATCACTATCTTCTGCGGGCAAACGGCAGAGGCATTTTCGCCGAAGTCAATAAAGACTGGTATTGGAGGTTCGGAAGAAGCGGTAATATGCCTTTCCCGTGAACTTACCAAGTTAGGTTGGAAGGTTACTGTTTATAACAACTGCGGTGATGATGAGGGTGAATATGAGGGTGTAACTTATCTTAACTGGATAAAGTTTAATATAGCTGACATATTCAATGTCTTTGTAGCTTGGCGTGGCAATATGTTTGACTTGGAGATAAATGCCAAGTCAAAGATAGTCTGGATGCACGACATCCCGCAGGAAGCAAATTTCAAGGGTGAACTTTCAAGGTTCTTTGACAAGGTGGTGATGTTATCTGAATACCATAAGACACTTTTACCGAAAGATGTCCCTAATGAGAAGATTTACATTTCTACCAACGGATTAAACCCAGAAGATTTTAAAGGATTGGAAGAAATCAAACGCAATCCTCACAGAGTCATTTATGCTTCATCTTACAACCGTGGACTTGAACAATTATTAGAAATATGGGGGGATGTTAAAAAAGAAGTCCCCGACGCTGAATTGCATATTATGTATGGCTGGACAGTCTATGACCTTTATGTCAAGGAAGGTTTCGTTAAGGACGACGGTTTCAAGAAGAAGATGGTCAAGTTGATGATGCAGGACGGGGTTTATGAACACGGAAGGATAGGGCATAAGGAACTATTAAAGGAATATGCCAAGTCTGGTATATTTGCTTATCCTTGTACGTACACGGGAGAGATAAATTGCATCGCTCTGACAAAAGCTATCGCTTGTGGATGTATTCCAGTAACTAATGACTTTGCTGTCCTTAAAGAACGTAATCCGGATTTTGCAGTTAAGGATAAAGACTTTAAAGACAAACTTATATATGTTCTCAAAAATGGTACATATGTACCAAAAAACAGAACAGATTATATCCAAGAAAATTCTTGGGAAACAGTGGCTCTTGATTGGAGTAAAAGGATACTTCCACCTACAGTAGAAACAGAGATGAGATTTTATCAGGAGTTTCTTAGATACTACTGTGAGCCTGATGCGAAGATTGTGGATATAGGTTGTGCCGAAGGTCATACATTTAGACCTTGGGAAAAATTAGAGAATGTAACTCATGTAGATTTAGACGACCATAGTTATCTTCCTAACTTTGTGAGGACAGATGCTAAAGAACTTCCCTTCAAAGACAAGGAATTTGACATAGCGGTATTAGGGGAGATACTTGAACACGTCCCCGACCCTATTCCAGTTCTAAAAGAAGCCAAGAGGGTGGCAAAGAAGTTAGTAATAAGTGTTCCTTATGAAAATGAGTGGCGGGATAAGTTACTTCCTTTTATGAAGATAGAAGATAAGGAAAAATCCAAGGGAAAAACAAGAGTACAACTGCTTAAGGAAGAAGGAAAAATTCCCTTAGAGAAATTTGAAAGTAAAGACAATTACGAACACTTATGGCATCACCGTTTTTACACACCAGAGACTTTAAAACAGGATTTGGAAAAAGTGGGAATAGACAACGCAAGGATAATCAAGACCCGTTTCAGTTATTGGTCTCATTTGGGAGCTATAGTGAATGTCTAAAGAGTGGAAAAACCCCTTTAATAGTTTTAATAGTATGAAGGGATTGTTATACAAGGATTGGTTTCAATCGGTCTTTGACAAAAGATTTCTTCCCCCTATTGAAGCGTCGTTAGACCCCATACACGCCTGTAATTTGATGTGTAAACACTGTAACGCTTTCAGGTATTTAGAGGGTGATAATGTACCCGACATGAAAGTTATGCCTTTTGACCACCTAATGAACTTAATAGAGTTTCTTGGTCGTTGGGGGGTCAAGGCGATATGTTTTGGGGGTGGTGGAGAACCGACATTACATGTTGGTTTATCCAAGGCGTTGTATATCACAAGGGAAATGGATATGGAAGCAAGTATCGCCACCAATGGGACTTTATTTACTCCGACTTTAATAACTGCAATGGCAAAGTGTTGTAGATGGGTGGGGGTTTCGGTGGATGCTGGAAGCAATAAAACCTATCAAATAGGTCGGAATAAGGACCTATTTTCCCAAACATTGTCTAATATAAGGTCCTTAGTGGAGAGGATTAAAAAAGAAAACTCCAAATGTGAGGTTGCCTATAAATTTCTCATAATGCCCCATAATCAACATGAGATATTAAGGGCTTGTGAGATAGCCAAAGAATTAGGTGTCAGGGATTTCCATGCCAGACCAGCAGATTTCAGGCATCAGGGTAGGGAAGGGCTTAAAAACATCCAAGATAAATATGACATCCCCTTAATTAAGTCCCAGTTTGATAAATGCCATGAATTAGGGGATGAAAATTTTAGAGTATTTACCGTGATGCACAAATTTGATGAGGATTTTCTTCCTCGCAGAGACTTTAATCAATGTTATGCCGCTCCTTTATGTATTCAACTCTGTGCGGATGGGAATGTATATTTTTGTGTTGACCAGAGGCATAGAAGGGAATATCTGTTAGGTACTCATTATCCAGACCCAGAGAATATACTTAACTTTTGGAATGGGGAAAGACATAAATGGCTTGTGTTTAATGATACTCCTAAGAGATGTTTGACCCGTTGTACTTTTGGTTTTTACTGTAAGATGGCAGAAGAAGTGTTCGGTAAAGACAAAGACCCTTTTTGCTGGAGGTTCGTTTGATTCGAGATGTGGGCGATATAGTCGACCGTCTATGTATCGCCCA